CGTTCGCTGCGATACGATCAATCATGTTTCTGGCATGGTCAAATTGCCACATGCCCACATCTTTGAAACCACGACCTTCCAGGAAACGGATTTGTTTTGGTGTGGTCAAGCCTTCTGATTGTCGCTTGTGCAATCTATCCAACAAAAGATTGGCTTTTCCTGCATTTCCTACTTCGTCAGTAAAGATGCCGTATTTTTCAAGCGCTTTGATTTGTTTGTCGCTAGGAGGTGACATCTCCCATCCAAAGTTTGGCACGTAGTTTGACAAGTCTTCAGCGTGGATAGACATTTCAAATTGCAATGGATCTACTAATTTGCGCTTACGTTTACGCATTTCTTCCAATTGTTTGGCCAAAGCTTCCTCACGTTGAGCGACTACGTCTTCTGCTGCCTTAACTTCCATATCTTCAAGGTCAAGCATGACGCCTGTTTGCTCTTCCATGTTCTCAACCATTTTCTGAGCGACTTCTGGCGTCTCACAAATCAAGTGAGCTGGCCGGCATAGTTCGTGGCGTTCAGTGTGCCAGAGAAAGTCTAGCAAAAGCAGTTCTTCTTTCCCTGGATGCAATCGAGTACCACGCCCTACCATCTGGCTATACAGCGCTCGCACTTTGGTAGGTCGCAGCACGACCACGCAATCTACTGACGGGCAGTCCCAACCTTCCGTCAATAACATCGAATTACAAAGCACATTGTAGCGGTCATTCTCGAAGTCTTCTAAAATCTCTGCACGATCCTTGGACTCTCCATTGACTTCAGCAGCACGAAAACCTTTTGCGTTCAGGATGTCGCGAAACTTCTGCGAGGTCTTTACCAAAGGTAAGAACACGACTGTTTTGCGGTCTGAGCATTGTTTGACCATTTCGTCCGCTATCTGTTCCAGGTATGGGTCCAGTGCCGTTCCAACATCACTTGCCTTAAAATCGCCTGCTGACATGCTGACATTTGATAAATCCAAGCTAAGCGGAATTGTTAAAGCCTTGATTTTCGATAGGTACCCTTCTTGGATAGCCTGGACCAGTGAATACTCATAAGCTAAGCTATCGAAATAAGAACCAAGATTCTTCATATCTCCACGGTCAGGCGTTGCAGTCACTCCCAATACATTCGACTGCTCAAAATAACCAAGTACACGTTGATAACCATCTGAAATAGCGTGATGTGCTTCGTCGACTACAATCGTATCGAACCAATCGGGAGGGAATTGACTAAGTCGTTTCTTTCTCTGCATGGTTTGGACTGATCCAACGACAACCCGATACCATGAACCGATAGAGGTATTCTCAGCTTTTTCTAAGGCCGTGCCGAGTCCTGTCGCAGTCTTGAGCTTGTCACTAGCCTGCTCCAAAAGCTCCGACCTATGAGCAAGGACAAGCACACGCTTGCCCTCTTTCACTTGGTCTTCAATGATTTTGGAAAAGACGATTGTCTTTCCACATCCTGTTGGCAATACTAAGAGCGTGCGCTTGCGACCTTTAGCCCATTCAGCTTGAACAGCTTCCCGTGCTTCCTGTTGATAAGGTCTTAATTGCATCCCTTACCTCCTAAAATTGCCCAGCTTGGTATCCGGCTTGTCCTGGTTGTTGTCCAAAGTTTTGTTGCTGCGGTTGTTGGTAGCTTGCTTGTGTAGTTTGTCCTGGCTGTTGGTTCAGAACTTTTGTATAATCCACATCTTCAGCATAAATCATACCCTTGACTTCGTTGTACTTGTTGCCGTTATATTCACGGGCTCCTACTTTACATACGCCAGTTCGTCCTACGATTGCATTCCAATCCATACGCAATGGTTCGCCTTTACGTTTTTGCCCAATAGCACCAAAGAATGCTGACAACATACCTTCTGTTGAGCTATGCAAGAATAAGTTATGCTTGAGTTCTGTCTCGCCTTCGTTTGCTACGATTTGGATGTGAACAGTCGCCTTGTTACATGCTGGCAATTTACCTGGGTTCTGTGGGTTTGGCGTGTGGCGTCCACGCTCGTAGCTCTTAACTGTAAAATTGTATAGACCTTCAGGCAGCAATGTGAATTCAGCGTCTTTTTGGATAGTGTCGTTCCAGTCGTATTCGCGTTCAAAGTTGTTAAATTGTTGTTGTGTCATATTGTTTTCTCCTTTAAGCTAAAATAGTAATTTTTTTGTTGCTAGCAAGTTCATTTTTTAAATAATTTGCGATGTTTTCTACGGCTTCTAATTTCCATTTGCCCCCATCTGCTTCAAAAAGCGCAAGATTCGCCGATTTGTTAATGCGGAAGACGAATTGACTTGCTGGTTGTTCCACTTCGTTGAAAGTACGATATGGTCGTAAAGTTACTGGATTTGGAGTCTTAGCTTGTGCTAAGCTTGCCACACCATCGCGAACTGTAGCCATTTGGCTGATGCCATTGTCCTGTACTTCTGCACCTTTTTCAATTTTCAAATGGCTAGCAAAATCCAAAACCAAATTACGGTCTGCATCATTGATGAACATAGACTGCAGCATAATATTGAATTCTTCCTGATCGCGCCAATTACTGAACGGAATAACTGGAACATTTGCTTTTACAGATACGAGCTGAGGACGTTTACCATTTTCAAAATCAACTTGATCATATACAGATACTTTTTGGTAACTGTCCACAACAAGTACAAGTTTACGGCCACTAATGAGATCGTTATCTGATTTGAGATAATCAACTAGACTTTTGAGTGTCTGAAGCTCAAGGATAGGTGCGTACTTACGAGGGTTAAGTTCCCGTAAGTCATATTCATCGCTGTCAAAATATTCCTTCCCAGTTTCTGAACGAATGATTTTGTTTTCTTTACCAGCCAGTTCGACTGCGTAAGTTAATGCTTCTCTGAGATTTTCTGTCATGATTAGTTACCTGCTTTCTTTTGATTATAATCAATGATATTTGTACTTTGTTTTTCCACCTTTTCGATGAGTTCGCCAGTGTCGGTTCTCATGTCTCCGTTGTCATCAAAGTAAGTCTGACCTGGAATGCCACTTTTGAGCTCATTCGCATGAATTTTACCAGTGTCGTCACGACCAACAATGACAGTTGTTGCGACACCTTTCTGTGGCGCTAGGGTAGATTTGACTTCCATGCCTGTTTTAACGACTGTACGTTCATCGTCTGTTGACATCGTTAGTATGATAGTAACCTTGCGAGTCGCTTTAGCTTCTGTATTGAGATCCAGAATATTCTCAAGGACTTTTTCAAGTTCTTTGTCAACCTTTTCTTGTAAGGCTGTATTTGCAATTTTTGACAAATTAATTTTAATAGTTTTATCTTTCATAGATACTCCTTATTATATTTTGCTATAATTTCTAATTCCCAAAACTTACACGGTAAAGGGTAATTCGGGAACTGCTCGAACCTGATTTTGGATAACTTCCATAGTCGCCTGCCAGTGTGCCACAATCATATCCCAATAATCAGGCGGGAAGTTTTCAATCGGAGTTCCTAGCGGGAAGTGTCCACGGATGTATGCGACTTCTTGAAGCTCTTCTTCTGTCACATTATTTTGAGACATGAGGTCAGTCAAGCTCTTTGGTAAGCTTGCATGATATTGTGCGGGCGCCGCTTGTTGTTCGACGGGAGCTTCATTTTGAGGCGTTTCACCAACCGTAGACATATCGAGAGGTAATTTCTCTTGGATTGGCTCTGGGGCTTGTGGTGCAGTTTGCTGAGGTTCTGGAGCAACTACATGAAGTTGTTCAACCTGTGGTTGTGGCGCTTGTTGTTGGCCAGCAAAGATATGAGCGATTCCAGCATAGTTGAACGGCATTTCATCTGGTAAGCCGTGACGATTTTTGGCATCCCAAGCCGGTCGATGATTGGTATACATTACACGTTCACCGCCCTGGGGTTTCTTTTTACCGTTGTCAGTCGTCATGACAAAGGTTTTGTAGTTGGCAAACAGAACCATGTCTGCCCATTCTTTGACAAGCGGTGCCGTTTTAGAACCTGTCTTTTGGCCAAGTTTCAATTCGTAACGGTCATAGGACCCCATCTCGTCCGGTTGTTCAAACTTTTTGATTTGAGCGTGTGCAGTCAATACTACATTGATACCCATATCAACTAGATCAGATAAGGCATTTAAGAAACGCCCCATTTCTTCCTGGACATAAGTATAGCCCTTGCCCCATCCGAAATCTTCAACCCCTTGTTTTCCGTGTTGTGAGCATACGTGAGCTACTGCTAATTGTTCTGCCCAGTCAACCGTATCAACGACGAGTGTTTTGCATTCTGTTGGATTTGCTTTGATAAAAGCAATCTCATTGACTA